GGGCCGGTCGGCGCGGTGTCACGCGGCGACGACAGACCGCCAGTCGTGACGTTGAGCGGCACGACCAGCTCGTCGCCGTCGTCGAGCGCCGGAAGATTCTGCTTGGCTCGCGCTTCGTTGCGCAGCATCCACGGTGCGCCGACCGACGTCGACAGCACGGCGGCCTGCTCTTCGAAGCTGCCTTGCAGTTTCTCGGCGATGTTGAACTCGACATACACGTCGTCGCGTGCGTCGAAGCGCGGCACGAGAAACGCATTCAACCGATCTTCGATCTGCGCCAGCACCGGACCGAGACTGTCGCCGTACAGCATGCGGCGGAACTCGCGGACGTTGGAATAGTTCGCGTTCGTCAGGTCGCCGACCATCGTCGGATTGATGTGATAGACGCTGGCGACCGTGTTGAGCGCCAGCCGCGCGCCGTCGATGTACTCCATTTCTTTCGCAGAGAAATCGACGCGGTTGAGCGTCATGCCGTCTTCGAGAATCGGCGTGCCGCCGACTTCGTTGCCGTCGCCGGTATAGCGAGCCTGCCAGTCCTGCTTGAACCGTTCGCGCGCCGTGTCCGACCATTGCGGCGCGTCTGCCGGTCGGCTGATGATCGCGCCGACCTTGCCGCCGCGCTGCCACACGGCTTCGCGGTATGCCGCCGACTGCACCTGTTCGGCGAGGATCGAACGCAGCGCCGCGACCGGCGTCGAGCCGGTCTGCAAGCTGTACGGATGCCAGCCGTGAAACGGCAGCATGTCAGCCGGATCGACGATGACCGACTCGCCTTTGTCGTTCGCTCGGACTTCGTACCGATCCGGCGTCAGCATGTCGCCGCCTTTCGGCACGACCCACGTCGGCGGCAGCCGAAGGATCGGCGTCGCCGGATCGGACGCGATCAGCCAATAGCTGACGTCGTGCAGCGCCAGGTCGGCGACGAGTCCATACACGAGTTCGTATGCCGTCGTCGCACTGTTCGGCCTGCGCAGCGCCGAGTACAGCTCGCCGTCGTCGATGCGTTTGCGGTCGGTCTCGTCGACGCGCTGATAGATGTGCAAGCCGAGCTGCGCGACGTTGCGTGCAATGAACGAAACGACCGTGCGCAAGTACGGCTGCGTGCGCCACATGTCGGCGACGCTCATGCCGAGCACACGCACGTACGCCTCTTGCGCCTGTACGCGCCACGCGTCGGGGTAATCCGGCAGCGGATACGGACCGTGCGTCGCGACAGTCTTGCGCCGGAAGCGTGACAGCAAAGCCATTACACGACTTCCAATCCGTCATCTTCGTACGCCGATCGGCGCTCAGGCTCGGCGCTCATGTGCATCGCCATTGCATCGACGGCAGCAGACCAGCCGTCGATCTTGTCTTCGCTGTTTTCCTTGTCCGGCTTGACGTTTCCGGCTGCGTCGATCCGCACCGCGAGATTGTTCGTCTGCCAGCGCATCAGCGGATTGCCGCCGTGCCGGAAACGCGGACGCAGCGCCGTGCCGTCGAGCAGCACGTGACCGATCTGCTTGAGCGGCGCGGACATCGACGCGTAGCCCTGACCGAGCTGCACCATCGGCGCTTCGTCCGACGTCAGATCGTTGACGAGCTGTGAGCTGTTCCATCGGTCGTAACCGATCGTGCGCACGTCGAACCGTTCACGGTCGGCGTTGATCTGCGCGCGAATAAAGCCGTAGTCGACCGAATCGCCTTGCGTGACAGTCAGATAGCCGTCACGCCGCCACGCGTCGGCGGCACGAACCGTACGCAGCGACAGCCGGTCGTATGCGCGCTCTGGCACCCAATGCCGCCACAGCACGTCGTATCCGCCGTCGCCGTCCGGAAACAGCCAGCACAGCGAGCAGAGGTCCGACGTCGCCGACAGGTCCAGTCCGCCGTACGCGACTTCGCCGACAAGCTGCGACTCGATGACGATGCCTGCGTTGCGGTCCCACACGTCAAGGTCGACGTATGACGACTCTGGCCGCTCGCGCAGACCTAGGTGCAGTTGCATGAACGACGAGAGTTCGGCTGGCGCATTCTGTGCCGCCTTAGCCTTGCGGCGCATGTATGAACGCGTCGGCGACACCCCATAGCCGGGGTTCGCTTTGCGCCACGTCGTCTCGGCGAACGGATCGTCGGCCTTGTCGGCGCACCACACGACGCCGTACGTCGACGTGTCTTTCAGCACACGTTGCGCGAGCTTTTCGATGTAGCCGCGCTTACGCGCATACACGGTGTCGGTGCGACCGTCGTCGGCGGTCGTGATGATCACGACGAGCGGCTGCGTGCGCGAGCCGGTGCCGGTCTCGATCGCGTCAAGCAGCTCGGCGTTTTTATGCACGTGCAGCTCGTCGATCAAGCCGCCGTGAATGTTGCCGCCGTGCAGCGCGTCGGCGACCGAGCTGACGACTTCCATATAGCTGCTCGTCGGCTCGTGCACGATGCGTGTCGCGTACGGCTGCACATACTCGGCGAGCGCCGGTGAATGCCTGGCGAGCTGACGCACCGGATCGAACAGCAGCCGCGCTTGCTTCGTCGTCGTCGCCGCCGACACGACCTGCGCGCCGCGTTCGCCGTCAGCACACGTCAGATAGATGCCGATGCCGCCAGCAAGTGTCGTCTTGCCATTCTTGCGAGGCACTTCGACGTACAGATTGTTGACGACACGCACGAGCCGACCGGAATCTTTGTCGCGGCGGACCCAGCCGAAGACCGGCGCGAGAATGTATGCGATCTGCCAAGAGTCAGGATCGAGCGGCTTGCCTGCCCACTGACCTTGCGTGTGCTGCAACAGGCCGAACGCGTCGAGCACACGGTCGACACGTGTCGCGTCGAACTTCGCCGACGTGAGCTGCTTCGGTTCGGGGGTCTTCCACGTCGGCGGACAGGTCGGCAACGGCAAGCCGCGATGCTCGGTCAAATACCACGCGACTTCCGGCGACAGCTTGAGTCGTCGCCGGTCGCTAACCGAGACCGGCGAACGGGTTACGGTCACGTCGTCCGACCGACTCGCGGTCGACTTCGATGCGCGTGCGTGCGCTCGGCGTCAAGCCGAACTCTTGCGCGAGCTTGCGAATCAAGTTCGCCTGATCACGCTGCACCGCGAGCGCCGGATTCCGGACGAGCTGACCGGTGATGCCGCGCACGAGAATCGGCGACTCGGCGAGCACGCGTGACGCCTTGCGATGCTTGTCGACGGCTTCGCAGTACGCGACGAGCGTATCGACGTCAGCCGGTGAGTCGATCCGCATGTCGCGCAGATGACCGGCGACGCGTTCGAAGATCGCGCGCACTTCCGGCGTCACGCCGTCCGGCGCTTCGAGTTCGCCGAGCGGCGCGACCGGCTCGCTCGGATTGACGTCGCGTTCACGTGCGCCGCGCAGCAGCCGAAGCGACGTCGGCGTCGGTGCCTTGCCAGCTCTGCCCATCGCCCTCACCACCTTTCGTGTCCGTTGTGTCCGATTTCAAATCGGACAATTGCCGCCAGTGAAAGCCCCATCAACGGCGCGTTGTCCTACAATGTCCGTTTCCGTGATTGCGACACCCCTACGCAAACACGGACATCCTGACGCTGGCCGGCGTCCTTTCTGTACCTAGATGTCCGTTTTCTCGAGCGGCTTGCGGAGCACGACGACCGGCTCGGTCGCCTCTCGCTCGCCAGTGCCTTTGCCGTCCGGCAGTGCCAAGCGCTCGACGCGGATCAGCTCGAAGCCAACCCACTTCGCGGCATCGACGGTCCAGTCGAGCAGCGGATAGACACGAGCGCCGATCTTCACGTCGGCGATGTTGATGCACGAGTACGCACCGACACGCAGCGCGTTGAACTGCAAGCGCAGCATCGGCACGAGAAAGCCCAATCGCCACTCGTCGCCGCTGCCGTACCGAACCCAGCTCTGCGTGTCGTCATCGGCGTAATGCTCTTTGCTGAAATACGGCGGCGACGTGAACGCGAAGTCACAGACAGGCAGGTCGTCGACGCCGACATCTTCGGCTGGCTTCGCGATCAGCTCGACACCCTTGATGCCGAGCTGCTCACACATCATCGCGTTGCTGCCGCACGTCGTCACGTTCGGATCGACGCCGA